CAATCCAAGTCGATAGATGAGGTGACTGAAGCAAGACCAAGGCTCAGAGCCATAGTGTTGCTCTTGTCAATCTTATCATCAACAAGTGTTACGCGAACGTTTTCACTTCGAGCATCTTCGAAGTTAGTGTAAGTGTCGTCGTCCATGAAAATCATGTCTGGACCCTTACCGATACCACCAGCATAGTGAGCGCACTGACGATAAGTCTTACGCAATTGAGTCATGCCATCAGCGCTGAAAGCTGTGATGTCATTGTACTGGTTGAAGTGGAAGTAGCTGTTGCTCTTCGTCACGTTTTGAACTTTTTGGTTTTGTGATGTAGGAACAACAAAGTCAAGAAGACCATGAGTTACACCAGTTCCGATACCGGTACTAAATTCACCGTTAAAGGTTTGGAAACCTTGAAGTTCAGCCGTGTTGAAAGCCAAGCCGCGACTCTGACCTGTAAGCAGGTACTTGTTGAGATCAGCTTTTGCTGCTTCCATAGCGGTTTGCGGATACTCTTCAATCAAGCGAATGATCGCCAGCTTGCCAGAGTTCTGAGCAAGTTCACGCTTAGGAATGTTAATCGCCATAACCAGACGATGAGGCTCAACCTCAAACTTCCGAATTTGTTGACGACGGGTCATGTTCAGCAGTTCGTCACCGACGTAGACACCAACACCGCGAGCAGGAGCGCCACCGGAAAAGGAACGTTCAATCTTAGTTCCGCCTTCCATTGGCATGCGTGCTTTCGAGTTAAGTGCCTCGAACAGTTCATTACTGCGAACAAACGAGTTTACCAGAGGCCCACGGAGATCCGCGAACGTAGTATTCAGTAGTTCAGTACTGATAGTCATTTTGTTCTCACATAAAGTGTTACAGGATTTTAAACGAGTTTCACGCCTGCCTGTTGCGTTATGCTGGACCTAAAGGCTACCCAACCGCGTTATAGGTGCGTGATTAAGGTTTACAATACTTGCGCAAAAAGTGCAAACACTTTCATACAAAAACCCTATACATGATAAAGTTTATTTATGGCTAATGCGCAACAAAAAGAAACAGAACAAATTGGCGGTGCTGAATTTGCTGATGCTCCAGGGTTGCATCAGGGCAAAATTAGAGCGCTTTTTGCTACGCCCGATGCGTTTGTCTCAATGTGTCAGATTGTCCGCGAGGACGAGTCTACAGGTTACATGGAGCCTACGCATACGCAAAAGAAACTACTAAAAGCCTACGATGAAAACAGATGGCTGATGGTAAACAAATTCCGTCAAGCAAAGATTACAACTGTGTCAGTCATGCTGCTACTGCGAGACTGCATGTATCTCAGCGGCGTCAAGGGATTGCTTATTGCAGAACGTCAAGACACGGCAGAAGATATCTTTGAACGGATATTATTTGCGTACAACAGGCTTCCAGCCGACGTGCGAATGCCACTTGCTCCAGGTCGAAAGGCAGGCGCAACACAAATGCAGTTCATTCATGGCGGAGGAATCAAAGTTCTTACGGCTGGGGGGCGGTCGCCTGCAATCGGGCGCTCAATCGATCGACTTGTCATAACAGAGTTTGGTGAAGCGCAGTGGCAGCGCAAAGCGGCGATCAATATATTCCCCACAGTAAACAAACGTCCGAATGCAAAAGTGATTCTTGAGTCTACGCCAGGTCGAGCAGGCTCACACCACGAGCAAATGTGGCGCTCAGCATTGGAGGGTACAAGTAGATTTACGCCACTGTTCTTGGAATGGTGGGAAGACGATAGCTGTCGTGAACTTGTTGACGACTTTGAGCCAACAGTTTCTGAAATAGAGTATATGAAGCGCCACTCAGGCATGAGTAAGTACAACCTGGCGTTTCGTCGACGAGGTCTAAACACAGAGTTTGTAGGCGACTCAAGACTGTTTTCCTGCAAGTACCCGTCTGACCCGTACGATGGGTGGCTTGGAACCACGAATCCAGTCATGCCTGCCGAAGTTCTCAAGCCTTGGCTGGCCAAAGCAAAAGCCGATCCCGATTTAATGCCCTCTGGTTGTCATGAGTTTGACGGGCCTATGCCAGGGCGGAAATACCTAATTACTGCCGACCCCGCAGGCTTTGGAAGCACAGGCGATAAATCTGCTTTGACTGTGTGGGACGCACAAGATTGGAAAGAGGTCGCATTTTGGGAAGACCGAGAAACACCTGACCGATTCGCGCAAAGACTCAAACAGATTCAACACCACTACAATCAAGCGTTGCTTGCGGTCGAATCAAACGCGACAGCATGCATTGCGATACTTAAAGATCAGGGAACCAGGAATCTTTTGTGGACTGACCGGAATCACCCTGGATGGTACGCCACACAGAAACGCGTTCAAGAATCTGAAGCCCGACTTGTACAAATGCTCCGTCAAGGTGACATCGAGATTCGCAGTAGAGGCACTTTGCATCAACTGTTAAACTACGACGGATCAAAAAAGAAACGCGTCAGGGGAGAAGATGGGATACTCCATCACTTCGATAGGGCAAGAACTGCTGTAATGGCGGCAGATATTTTGTCTCGTAGGTCATTTAATACTGTACAAAGACACTCAGAATCCACACATATTGCCGGACAAGTTACAATTAGGCAGCTTGACGAGCATAAACGACAAAAACGGCAGGGTGCAACCTCTCCGTTTACACCCGCATCAAGAACTTGGAGTTAAAAATGGCTGGAACGAATACAAAGAAATCCTCTCGCGCACAACAAGAAGACTACACGCCCGTGTCTGAAGGTACGAAAAAGGACAGCGGCAAAAGTACCTTTGTCCCAAACGGAAAGTTGCCGGATGACGCATCTGTTATGGATAAGGCAAAGGCTGCGGCAAAGGAAGCTGACGAAGAGGCCGTCAAAGAGAAATCTGCACTCCTAAAGGCTTTGGAAAAAAAAGAACAGTCGGGCAGCTAAAGATTAGTAACGAGCCAAAGGTTTAGGTATGTCATCGCAACTATCAAAATTAATCGACCGACATTTAGATTTTTATAAACGGTCAGAGAAAACACAGTTTGATAAAGCGCGTAGGTTTTATCGGGGTGATTTTTTTAGTAGTTCCGACAGTGACTTGCATTCCTCGAGAATGGATTCATACCTTTGCTCGAAAAATATGATCTATGCAATCGCAGATACAGCGGTAAGTGCCCTACTCGGACCCAACCCAAATGTAGCTGCTGTTGCAAAAACGCCTAAATCTCAAGACGCCTCATCATCCGTAACAGGATTACTGGAGTACATTTTTCGTACAAACAAGTTTCGACGTAAAGCATCTACAGCGCTGATCGATGCAGTGCTTTGCAAGCGAGGTATCTTCAAGACCGGGTGGGACGCAGAGCGAGACATGCCGATTGTTCGCGCAGTCAATCCGTCAACTTTGTTCTTTGACCTTACCGCGCGTGATCCAGACGACATTCGTTACTGGATTGAAGCTACTGTTATTTCCTTCGAGGAATTTAAGGATCGTGTTCGATCGGGTCTGTACAAACCTGATCTTGTTGGTGACGTCGAGCCTGACAGATTCCCTAAATGGTTAATGGATCGCAACCAACAAAGCGATACCCAACAAGTACGGGATGCGTTTCAATGGGTAACAATCTACGAATACTATGACCGCGAACGCGGACTTATTCAGCACTACGTAAAGCAAGCCGATGCCGTCGTGTTCGAAGACAAGATTGATTACATTCCGTACTCAATGTTTAGCCTGAATCAATCGGGCATCGACTGTCTTGGCCTGAGTGAAGTACAGCTTGTACTAAAACAACAAGAGACGATTAACGACTTGCTCACGCATATGAAGCAAATCACTTATCTACAAATACCGAGAGTCCTGTATGATTCTGGTCGTATTACAGAAGAGGATTTGAACAAAGCAGTAGAAGCAAGCGTAGGTTCATTTGTCGGAATCAATCCATCAAACAGTGAAGCGTTACGAACATTAGCCACGCTGTTCTATGAAATGCCTCAACCTCAAAACCCCGCAGGCGTTCAGGAATTTGTTGCCCGCCAGGAAGACGATGCTGCTTTTATTTCAGCACTTGCTGAAGCCGCCCGAGGACAGGTTGTGGGTGCTCGAACCGCCACGGAAATGGCGATCATCGACGCACAAATGCGTACACGACTTGCAACACGAGAAGGCCACCTTAACGACGCAATCGAAGACGTCGCGAGAAAAGCGTTTTATCTCAGCAAGAAATATATGCGCGAGCCTCGTCTCATTCGTATTGCGGGTGATCGTCGCTGGGCGCAGTTGGCGCACAAAGATTTAAGAGACATTCAAATGGATTTTGAAATGGTGTCGTACAACCCGATTAGAAAGAATCCAAGCGTTATGATCGAAAGCCTCTTGCAATTGATACCATTCCTTGCAGAAAACCCAAACGTCGACATTCGAAAGCTTACCGAGGAAGTTATTTCGGGTATGGGTTTGTCCCGACGAATCATTATTCCACAAGCCGAATTAGAGGCCATGGAACAAGAAATGATGGCGCAACAGGGTGCTATGGCTCAAGCCGAAGCCCAAGCAAGCTTAGGTGGCGCTGCAGGCGGCGAAGCTTACATACAACAGCAACAGATTGCTCAAATACAACAAATGGTTTCACAACTTCCACCAGAGCAAGCGCAACAAGTGCGGGCTGTTGTAGCCGAACAAGCGGGCCTTGATTTGCCTGCGGCTGACGAAGCTTTAGCTGCTGGTGGTGGAGCGCCAATACGAGAGGGTGAGGCCTAATGGCTCTTTCAAAACGAGACAAAATCCGTAAGGCAAGATTACTCAAGAAACACAATCTTGAAGGCGTCAACAAACCTAAACGGACACCCAATCACCCAACGAAAAGTCACATTGTGCTGGCTCAAGAGGGTAGTCAGCTTAAATTAATTCGATTTGGTGAACAGGGCGCAAGCACCGCAGGTAAACCTAAAAAGGGTGAGTCTGATCGCATGAAGAAAAAACGGAAAAGTTTTAAATCGCGTCACCGCAAAAACATCGCGAAAGGTAAGCTGAGTGCGGCTTATTGGGCAGATAAGGTGAAATGGTAATGGCTACGTTTCAAGAAATGATGGATGAAATGCGTCAAGGCGCGCAAAAAGCTGATGCTTGCCCCGCCGCAACTCAGGACGTAGAACTAAACCTCGAAAACAGACAGAAGGCGCTCGACACAAAAGAGTATGGACCAGCTAATCCCGCGCTAGATGAAGAGGGCGGAAATGAAGAGTTTTGGCAACGTTACGCCGATAGGTTCAACGATACTGTAGAAAACGTAATGAGTATGCGTTGCGGAAACTGCTCTTTCTTCGACACGTCTGAAAGTATGAAAGAGTGTATCGAAATGGGAATCGGAGAAGAGGGTGACCCTGAACAAGCTGTAGACGCTGGCGAGTTGGGATATTGTTCAGCCCTTGATTTTAAATGCGCGTCACAACGTGTATGCATTATCTGGGCAGGGAGGGCAGAAGCATAATGAAAAAGAAATCAAAAAGCACAGTTAATAAAGCAGGCAACTACACAAAGCCAGGTATGCGTAAGCGCATGTTCGAAAGCATAAAGGCTAGCGGAAAAGGTGGTAGACCTGGTCAATGGTCTGCACGCAAGGCTCAGATGCTCGCTAAACGATACAAAGCAAAAGGTGGGGGTTACAAAAACTAATGGCCCTCAAGGACACACAGAAGTCGCTTAAAAAGTGGACTAAACAAAAATGGCGTACCAAGTCTGGTAAGCCAAGCGTCCAGGGGCCGAAAGCAACGGGCGAAGTATATGCGCCGTCAGCAACATTTAAGTCCGTAAGCCGGGGTAAGATTGCAGCCGCAACGCGAAAGAAACGCGAAGCTACTCGAGCAGGTAAGCAACACGCAAAACACGGTTTACATAAAGGTAAAAAACGATGACCGAATACGCCGACAAAATGAAAGCATTACGCCAGAGCACAACACAAGCGCTGGACAAACCAAAGCCCGCGTATCGCATCACAGCAGCGCTACCAAAAGGCGGCGACATCGACGAGCAGTTTGCGTTAATCGAGACCGAGTATGCCTACGGGTCACCATCATCGGACCCAACTCACAGAAAAATTCGTGTCGGTGACTCGCTTCCAGAGGGAGAGGTCACTGGAATTACACCTGAAGGCATTAAGGTTATTCCTGACTACGGGGATGAGTACGTCATTCCTTTGGGTGGAAGACCGGGTTACAAGCCCCCCACGAAAAAGAAATCACCGACCGTTCAAGTAAAGTCGCCACTGGAATCTGTGTTTGCTGCATCCGATAAAATGGGTGTTGATCCAATGACCGCAGCACTGCTAACGACAACGCCATTTAAGTTCAAACCAGACGGAACGATAGCAGAAACAAACTACGGAGCAGGTGCCAAACACATAACGGATCAGACGAGAGAGTTCTTGGACGAACAAGGGTTTA